GTTGGAATCAAAACCGACCCATGTTCTAGTGATGAATAGATCTAGGATACCTAGATAGTGTCTGCAGTACACTCAATAAAACTGCAAAAAACCATCAAGGTCTTACTCTCGAACCGTCCATACGTTCAAGAAAGATCTACTCACACCACAGAACCATGATCTGTCGTTTTGACTCAACTGTGTAACCGGGCTGAGTTGGCTGTTCTTAACAAGCCCACACAAGTTCAACCTCGGGTTCCGCTTCGAAACCCGCGTGATCATACACGCCTTCAAGGTCAAATACTGAGAAAGGAAATCTGCGAGCCCGCCGCAGGATCTGTCTAAGTTCTACTCCCTTTTCTGGGAGGGTAGTGAGATATCGATGATAAGAGAAGCGCGAAGCTAAGAGCATATTCTCCAAATGTAGAGGGTTACTGACTGACCGCTCCCAGAACGAATCTGGGTAGTCACCATAAACCACTCCGCAATGACGGAAAAATCCTCGAAGCTCCCAATGCTGCCTCCAAAAACACTCGCGAGCGGACCTTGAGTCCCAGAAGTCCGAGCTAATCAACCTCATTAATGGTCCTAAAACCGCTAAATAAGGTGTTAGCCCCGATTCCGGGCTCCCATTCCGCTCCACACACTTACCCTTACCCCGGGACATGATGACCCCCATATTCAAGTAAGGAATAACATCTACTCTTCTTACGACACGGACAAATTCATCCACGTCATGAAAACCTAGCCTAAAAAGTACAGAATTGATTTGACAGACGTCACTTTGATAGAGATTCTTTCCTAAAGACGGAAAGAATCCTACCGAAACAACATCCTTCAACCATTCCTTATACTCATCAGGCCAGGCACAGAATAGTATATCATCCCCGTTGACTAACACACGGGGGGCTTCTCGTCCCAGCCGATCAAATGTGTACTTAAACACTAGATAATTGGCAAGACAAAGGATAGGAAAACTCAACACATGACCCATGAGCTGGCCATTTGATTGTTGAACAATCCCGAGATCTGTTGATCTCCAATGAGTATAGAGTTCACTAAAGCTGTCCTTCTCCCGTGAGAGAGGATCTTTGGTATAGTCGATCTTTGCGCGACTAAACGACTCCCTTATCCTAATCTGTTCTTGGTGAGGTAATGCTCTAAAAGCATATCCAAGAATCATTTCGGACACAGAAGACGCCAGGTTATCAGTGGCACCTGAATAATCGCCACTAACAAAACCCTTCCCCAGTTCATAAGAACCGGAGACATACCAAATGTCCTCCTCACTTACCGGCCGTCCTATAAGATTAAACTGCCTAAACCTCTTCAAGTAAGACCAAAATGCTGACTGCATTGTATTCCAGTCAACATATGATCCACTCGAGGGTTTAGTGATAATCCTGCCCTTCATAGGCTCCAAGACAACCGCCGGCTGAACGTTACTATTACGCCAGGGCATCTCTCTTCTTACCTGCTTCAGCACGTCACGGAGTTCACTATCAAACAG